TATTCTTCTTCTCCTTCTCCTTCTCCTTCTCCTTCTCCTTCTCCTTCTCCTTCTCCTTCTCCTTCTCCTTCTCCTTCTCCTTCTCCTTCTCCTTCTCCTTCTCCTTCTCCATCATCATCTCCATCTCCTTCACCAAGGCCATTGGAAGTATTACTAATTCTCGTCGATGTTAAAGTTCTATATTTTGTGAAAAGAACTTTACTTTGTTCGTGATTTATAGTATCAAAAGAATTCATTTTCATTATAGGTCGTGGTTTTCCAGCGTCTCTATAAAATACTGAAATCATAAAAACAAACATAGGGATAGGGATGTCAGTATTTGGTATTAAAACTTGACCAGATGATTTAGATTTAAGTTCCCCTTTGTCAAAATCATACGAAAAAACTTCACCTATATCAGCAGCAGTATCTGGGAAAACACCCGCATAGACATCTTCAACTATTTTAGAAAATAAATTTTCTTGATCGGAGTTAAAATATCCAATTATTTTACCCCCTTCAACCTTTTCATAATATTTACACTTTTGACCCAAACCATCACCACAACTACCAGTTTCATCAATGTTTTGATTCCTTCCATAAACATACATATTTGGACCAGAACCTTGAATGTATGTATTACACCATTCACCCGTGGCAGTTCCCTGTTCACATAATAAATTTGCTGGAATGACATATCCTTCTCTACGAATACCTGTTGTTGAAATAACAATTGTATCTCCTGTAGAAGAAGGTCTCGTAGAAACATTTGAAGTGGGCGTGGGCGATGAGACTTTTTCTTCTCCTTCTTCTTCTTCACTTACTTCCTTTAAAGCAGCGTGACCACCTTTACTGTAACCAATTTTATATACAAAGTACAGGATGACTAGGATACCAACAAATACTCCGACCATCTGAATTTGTTTAGTCCTGTTTGTACTATTACCAACTGGAACTGGAGCAACTGAAGCATCCATATTATTACTAATGTATTAAAATATTTTTATTTAAGACTTAATTTATACGATGTGCCTCTTATCAACTCTTTGATTGAATCTAAAATATTACGAAGTTCTGAATTCTTGGGGAGTTTTAATTTGTTTATGCGTGTCATAAGAATTCTGAAATATTTTTTTACATTTTTAGGATCTACTAAATATCTTTTATTTGATTTCACGTTTTTTAAATTTCCATAGGCACCCATATATGTTTCAGCGTATAAATCTAAAAGTGGTACAATACCTTCATAGTATTTTTGAAGTGCTTTATGCTGAGCATATGATTTTGTTGTTAAGTGAAATACATGCGCCTGGTTTCTTGAATTCATCAAAAGTCTTACAAATTCTGATACGTTATTTTTATACATTTATATTTACTGAGAAAATATTTATATTTACTTAGAAAATAATGGGTGTTCATATTCTAATATTATTTCTTCACCCACTTCATTAATAGCGGTAACATGTATTATTTCTGTTGGTTCTTTTGGTATTTCACGCCTTGTGTGCTTTACGGAGACTGCTAAAGATAAAAATGAAAAAAAGGAATTAAACATTTTTTTTATTTTTATAAGATGAGAAATAAACTAAACTTAGGCATTGTAGAAACATCTTTCTTCACCAATAATTTTACATATGACATTGTTTTCTCTATTTTGTAAATATGGTGTTAATTTATGATTTATGACATATGAAAATAAGAGTGATATTTTTCTTAATAATAAATCTGTAGTTATGTTTGTTCTTTTTGAACAATCTCCAATTTTTGTTTTACTAATTCCAGATAAATGTTCTAATTTAGGTAAATCCTCTACGTGTGCTATTTTATATTGATGGCACTTTCTTGGTTTTTTCTCGAAATTCATAACCCCTGCATGAACAACATCACAATTAAATAATACTTTATCACATTTCATTTCTACTGGACGAGACCACAAAAATGGCACAGTCCTATGACTACCCGGGCATAACGCAAGAGTTTTACCTTCATATTCGTATTCTATGTAGGTATATACAGGATATTTTGTGTTAAATACAGATTGTGAAGATGTCACGTCTCTATGAAATGTTGCGAGAGGACACCCATCTATTGTATATAAATAATCTAAAAAGACATACCCATCTGGGAGATTTTTTAATACATCATTCTTTGATTTGGGCACTATATATCCATCTCTACTTAATGTTGGATTTTTAGGTGGAGTGTTTTTTTCCATAGTCCATATAAATAATAATATGAAGATGAAAATTAAAATGAATATCATATATATTATTAAAAAATATTATAATTTACTACTTATATTTCCGTGGAATACTTTACAAAAATCTTCAAGTTTTGGGAGTATTTCTTGTTCCCATCTTTCATCATCCTTGAATAGTATATAACTTTTACGAGTATCATTATGTTGTTCAATCAACCTGGCTGTTTTCAAACCAACCATCTGAAGATATGTTTGAACTTGTATAGCCTCATAATCTTTGACACTATTAAATAACGCTCTGGTCCTATTTTTGATTTCTACGAGCACTTTATTTCCTTCATTGTCTTTTTCAAATCGGTCTATTCTTCCGACAATTTGATATGATGTTCCCATAATGTTGCATACCTCGTATGTATAAAATGTATCATCTTCATAGAGATTAGCCTCATCAGCATCGGCCGTTTTTGATTCATTCTTTGTTCCAAAAGTTGTAAAGAGGGTCTTTCTAAAAAAGTCTTTAACGCTGTAAAAATCCTTCTTTTCAAGTTTTGTATTCTTTTCAAGTTCTGATGAAATTCCATCAATAATATGCATAACATCCGTTGAATTCTTTGGTTTTGATGTTTCTATTTCTTTGAAAAGTCTTGTGGCTTCTTCATCCTTTTCAATGGCTTCCCTCGCATAGTCGTCTTTGGTTTTACCAACAAAAGTATTGGGTGAATATTTATTCCATAAATCATCCAAGACTTCTTGTGGTCTTTTGTAGTAATTTTTACCTATACACGCTGCAACTTCTGATGCCTTGAGAATAACCCTTTTCAATCCAATATTTTTATATTTTCTTGGATCTTCGCGGAGTGCGTAATAAACTTCGGCACATGCTTTTGTATCTTCAAGGGCATTGTGAGCCCCATCGAATTCCTTACCAAACAGTTCTTGGTAAATGTTAATTAATTTTTTAGGTTTTCCATACCATTTCTTTACCAAATCCAAAGTGCATACAGGGTTTAATTTTTCAACTGGTGAAAAATCAATATTTCTTCGGAGACATTCTGCTTTCAAAACATCCCAATCAAAACGAAGATTGTGACCCACAATGTGTTCTGATCTATGAAGCATTGAAACAAATGTATTATAAACGTCTAAAAAGGGTTTTCCCTCCTTTTCGGCTTGTTCTTCTGTTATTCCATGAACGTGAGTCGCATCCACTTTGAAATCATCAGGTTTAATGATGGAATAAAAACGCGAAAGTTCTCTTCCTCGTGATGAATATTTTATAGCAGCGATAGATAATATACGACATCCATCCCAACACGAAAGATTATCCAAAGTCGGTTGTTGTCTCGTTTTGGGTAATCCAGTAGTCTCAGTATCAAAAACTGTGTAAGACATTTTATATTTATTAAAATGAGTGTCTATTCTTTAATTGAGCAGTCTATTCGTTTGGTTTGGTTGTAGGAGAAGTTGAATTACTTTTTTAATATATTATTTTTACGAACGATTTCTTTCGTAAATTTTTTTAAAATGGGTCTTGTTTTTACAATTATCTCATTAACACCCGCATTTCTAATTCCATGTCGGGATAAAAAATAACGTCCTGGATCAAGTTTTGTCATTTTTGTTTTTTTATTATTTTTACGAACCATTTCGTTCATAAATTTTTTTAAATTATTTCTTGCTTTTACAATTTTCTCATTGATTTTATTCATCTCCTTATTATATTCGTTTAATTTTCGTTTTTTTGTATTCGGTGAGTTTGTATTATTAACCACTGAATTTCGTCTTTCCATAACACCCGCTTTTCTGCCGCGTTCTGGAGACCAAACACTCTTATTTTTCATTGTTTATTATAATATTATTTTTTTTTATTCTTCAATACCCTTTTGACCATGTTTTTAAGATTATTTTCGTGTTTTTTCATGTTTTTTATGGGTGAAACTGAAGCAAACAATTTTTTAAGATTATTTTCATGTTTTTTCATGTTTTTTATGGGTGAAACTGTTGCAAATAAATTTTTCAGTTCTGTTCTTTTTTGTTTCATATATTCTCTGTTTCGTTTTCTTTTTTTTTCAATTTGTTCTTTTAGTGTCATATATAATTATTGATAAAATATTTCTTCGTCCCCCAAGAATATTCTGATTTTATCTCTCATTTTTTTGATTGGTGTGGGTGGTAATTCCGGTTCGAAAGTTTTGAGATACATATCCCAAATAACTCTTTTCATATCGGGGCACAGGGGTTCAACGCACCTCAAAAAGGTTATTCGTTGTTCGTCTGTAACCAATGGTATGAAATCCATTTTGTTTAATCTTGTTTTTTGGAGCGCTTGGGGGCACTTCTTAGGTTATGTAAATACAAATCCAAGTCGAGCCACCATTTTTTTACGAAATTGGGGAGAGCCATCCATTTCCAATCTAACGTTGTTTCCATGTAAAAATTGTGCATATATGTAGGAACTTTTTTGAATTTGTAATAGACAGCGAGAACATAAATCCAAAATGTTGCCAAATGTGAATACATTTTAATATAAAATATTTGATATTTTTTAAGTATATTGCGTTCTATATTTTGTAAACTTTGAATCTATATTATAAGCAATCGTTATACGACCATCAAGTTTCACCGCATTCACAGCGTGTATGAGATTGGCTGGAAATATCATTACCGTTCCCTCTTGTATTGTTTTTTCATTTGCCGTATTAAAAATAATGTGTTCCTCATTCATGTATGAAGTTGGGTCAAAACGCGAAAATTCTAAACTGCTTGCGTCATTCTTATCTTCCAATATATATACAACAGCGAAGGAAGAAAAAAAGAGTTCACCATTATGGCTATATGGAAATCGTTTATAATGATCGTGGGGTTTGCACGTATCCCCTTTATTATATATATTGAACCATCCCTCTGACACCATTGATTTTTCATAAAAATCTATTTTAACCTGTTCTCTGTTTTCATTATGTTTTGAAAACATTAGATCTAATGGTTTCCAAACGATGTTATTTAGTAAATATTCATTATCCGTCAAAAATTTATTTTGTTTGCTTCTATACTCTTGATGGGGATGATAACTTGTTTTAAACCCATCCTTATACGGAATATCCGATTCATTTTCTTTTATTTTAGGTAAAACCATTGATTTTATATTTTTATGTATCTCATCATCTAATCGAATCCAAAAAACAAAATCACTTGGAAACCTAAAAAATGACATTTGTTGATAAACGATGTAAATTTTTATATTATTTAAAATTAGATATGAGTTCTAACATAAGCCTTGATGAATTACACAAAAAGGTTCAGTATGTCATCATAGATTCTGATATGCTTGATGGAACTCCAAATAATTTTAATCTTAATCTTTCACTTGAATCAAACATTCACATTGAAGAGATGTCAAAAGTTATAGGTGTAAAAATTGTAAATTTTAATTTAAATCAACTTGTTACTGAATCTTCCTTTCTTACTTCCCCTAGATATTTAGATATTATGTGCGACCAAATACCCAAAAGGGCTCAAATACTAAATGAATTATCAGGTCAAATACTAGGTCGAGTTCCAGTGGAACAAAATTACAGATCCGCTGGTATTGATGTATATAACGATGAAAAAAATACATTCATTTTTCAGAAAGCAAATAACTATTTCAATCCAATATCTTTAAAAAAACTTAATTTCAAACTGTATGAAAAACTAAAAAATGGAATATACAGACCTTTCATAATTGGTTCAGGTGCATTTTATATGACACTTGAAATAACAACCATAGACGTTAAAGAAAAACCTAAAAACCGAGAAGTTCAAATACTTCAGGCGTTAAACTTATTGAATTCTAAGATAGATGAACTCAATAAAAATGTTGTTCGAATACCCACTCAAAAAGAAGAAGAGGAGCGTCAAAAGAAAAAATACCCATTCGCATATTTACTTTTTATTCTGGTATTTTTAGTCGGTCTATATGTGACATATGTTAATTACAGACCAAAAATATAATATTATTTATTAATAACAAGAGTGATGGTTGATGGGGGTGTCGTTGCACTCGTATCTTTTATTGTTTTGGCAGTCATAGGCCTTGTGATATACATTGTATTAAAAAACAAAAACAAGGGTGACAAGGAGTCCAATTCCAATACGTCCGCTACTTCCAATACAGCACAGGCATCACTAATAACTGTAACTGGTAGAAAAGATCAAATTGGAGATGATGGTTTGGTATTAAATATAGATTGCGTAGGAGATTGGGGTGAATGGAGCAACTGTTCCGCTGATTGTGGTGGTGGCGAACGTTCTAGAACATATATCATAACCACTCCAGCATCTGGTTCGGGTAATTCTTGTACTCACGCATCTGGGGATGTAGAGACAGAAAATTGTAACACCGATGCTTGTAATGTAGATTGTGTAGGTGATTGGAGTGAATGGAGTAATTGTTCCGTGACGTGTGGTGGTGGTGTTCAAACAAAAACTTATAAAATAACTTTACCCGCGGGGGGGTCAGGTGAGGCTTGTGAAATAGAAGATGGAAATGTGTTAGAACGAACGTGTAATACAGATGCATGCCCTATTGATTGCGAGGGTTATTGGGAACAAGAATATGGAAATTGTATATCGTCCGGGGTCACGGAGAATGGTACATTGTGTGGTCAAGGTGTCATGACTAGAAAATATCACGTAGTTAGACAAGCAGAAAATGGTGGTAAATCTTGTACTGACGAAAATGGAAATATTATACATCATTTGTATCAGATGGAACAACCTTGTCCTGCACTTCCGGCTTGTCCCGTTGATTGTGAAGGTTCTTGGGGAACAAATTATAGTCAATGTGCGTGCACTGATTCAAGTAGACCTGGTGTTGGAACCAAGTATATATCATATAGTGTTTCACAACAAAAGAATGAAAGTGGCAAAGCGTGTGAAGCAACGGATGGTCAAAAATCTTGGGCGGATTGTAATTGTCCCGTCGATTGTGTTGGAAGTTGGAACAATCCAAATTGTTCTCACGATGCACAAGGTGATAAAACATTTACATACTCAATTTCCCAACCTGCTCTTTTTGGTGGTAAGGCGTGTCCTCATACCAATGGTGCGACAAAGGTTGAGTTTTGTAATGGAGATCCAGAAAGAAGTCAAGGTGTTTCAAATCACGATAGAAATTTAGGTGATATGTCTAGACAGACAATAAGAGGACCCGTTGGGACTACAGGTGCTCTAGAAGTTCGTGCTTCTTGGAAAAGGAGACACCCCGCGACTTGGGGCGGTAAAGACAATGGCGTCAATGTATATATTAATGATCAACACAGAATTCAATGGAAACGTAATGAAACGGGTACAGGCGGTAGAAAATCAGCCAATCCCGCCGTCGCTTGGCTCGCTGTCAAAGCGGGGGATGTCATAAAAACAAACGAAAATGGGGATTATACAGAAGACGCAACCATTTATTGGAAATTTCACCCGGGGAGGACTGATGGGAACCCTGGTTTCATTCAAGGTGGTGGTGAGAAATAAATAAAGAAATGGATACAATTCATATATATGAAATGAACATTCAAGTTGTTGGTCCAACTTTAATGTCTGGCATAGGCCAACTTTGTCGTAAATATTCCGAATTACTTGGAACCGACCTCAAAGTTATTTATACAGACCCAATCCCCGCATGTGAAAATATGTTTATTTTTGCTTTACCCGTCCCATATTGGTTGAATGCCATACCACAATTAAAAAAGGCGTGTAAAAACCTCGTGTGTATGTCTATTTGTGAAACTGAAACAGTCCATGAGGATTACGGTAAATTATTTCAATTGTTCGATAAAGTTGCTGTTGCGAGTGAATTTTGTAAAAAGGTTTTTTCGAGACAATTTCCAGATACAGAATTCTTTGTTATTCACGCGAATGTTACAATTCGTCCTCTTCCTTCTATTGATAAAACAAACAAACCATATATTTTCTATCACATTGGGAACATTATAGATGATCGCAAACAATTTAAAAAGATTGTGGAAGCATTCGTTCGTCTGGGAAAACCTGATACACACCTATTGGTGAAAGCAACGTGTAATGTTCCCGTTGAATGGAAAATTCCTAACATGACAATCATAAATGGTTTGCTCCCTGATGAAGAAATAGATAAGTTCCACGCAGAAGGTGATTGTTATGTTTCTTTTAGTCATTCTGAAGGCATTGGTATGGGTGCGGTTGAAGCGGCTTTACACAACAAACCAGTCATCATAAGTGAATATGGTGGCGCTATAGAATACATTAAAACACCGTATACCATTCCGTGTGGTCGTTCAACTGTCCCTAGAGATGATTTCTTATTCAAAAAGGGAATGGAATGGGGTGATCCTGATTTCAATAAACTTTTAGAATTCATGGGAGATGCGTATGAGAAACGATTGCGTTATATGGAACATGACCATACAAAGGAATTGTTGAAACGAGAAAATTTATTGGAAGAATTTAAAAGAGCTTTTCACCCTTGAGAAGTTCATCTGTTATGTAGTTTGTCGCGAGAATAATAGCCCCAATTAAAATTGTTCCCGTCATCATGTATTGTCTTTGGACGATAGACATTTTGACGAGATCATCTAGGGGTTTTACGTTTGTTGGTTTTTTTATAATTTCAGGTGCGCTGTATGTAATCACTATGAATAGGAACATCGCCACAATGGCTGGAGTAAGAGAAACCATCTATTTAATATTAACAAAGATTATGTTTTTTACAGAATTTTCCACAAGACGCCCTAAAAGTACATTTTTTACCAGACTTTGTATTCGCTTGACACAAACCTGAAGAAGAAGAGGAAGAATTCTCAACCATTATGGGGACAGGTTTTGTATTATCAATCACTTGAATACATCTGTTTTTTTTTATATCTTCGTGCTTTTTATACCCCTCCCTTAACTTTTGAACGATTGGATTTTCCCAAACATCCACATCCGGATTTTTGTGAGACGATATCAACTTCTTCTTGTATGGTTGGGGGTGGGGGCGAGACACTGACACTTCCCACCGACGAGGTTCGAGAAAAAACTTGCTTGCATCCGTCATCTTGAGATGTGCTGATTGATGAATCACCAAATAAACTTCTACTTAGGTGTTTGAAAATCATTAAAATTAAAATTATTTGCATCATTATCATTTATTTTATTTATATAATATTTTAATTATACATTTCCCGCTATGGCTGATAAATACAAATCTATTTCCCCTTGGAGTGCTGGTATTTTCTGAACAACCTTTTTAGTGACTGTCCGCTGAACACTGACTATGTGTTCTACAAACAATTTAACATCTATGTTAGTCACCCTGTTAATATCCCTGTATGAGGCCATGTCTAAAAGGGCTTCGAGATATGCCATTGAATAATTTGCGTGCATAATGGCGAGCATTGGCGAATCATCCTGTTGTGCCATAGTTGCATATTTTGCTGTCTTCTTGACAAGTTTTTCAATGACAGAGGGACCTGTTCGATTCATACTCTTTGAAATTAAAAGTATGAGAACAAGAACGATGACAATCTGAAAGAACATATTATCTGTTATAAAGAAATAATTTTTTTATAACATATGGTCTACAGATGGAGAAACAAATGCTACCAATGTGGTCGTCCAATTTCAATTTATTTTGATATGCACGAATATCACAACGAAGAAGAGGTCATAGATAAATTCATTGCGTTTAAAAGAATTATTCCGTTTAGTTTATATCACAACTGTCCTTATTATAAATTTTATGGACTAAAAATATATAGGGTATGTTATTCATGTTTTGAAAATAAACTTATGTACTGTCCTAGAATACAAATGTTACGGGAAATAGGACAACGAGTAAAGTTTATGAAAAAATCCTATACAAAAACAGAAGAAGAAATTGAAAATTGGAATAGATTATTTAGCCGATATTTAAAGAATAGCGTATAATAGATTGTAATGATTACTCAGTCTCAACAACTACTTTTAAATTCTTTATATGAGTTCTATAGCGACGAAATACACTCAGAGAAACTCTTAGATGTTATCAACCATAGAAAGGGTGTCTCTTTAAGAAACATTGAATGGTTCATAACGAACTATGCAAAATCGAATCAAATTATATATAAAACAAAAAATGGAAAGGACTTCCCAGTTCATATAAAATACAAGGCGTCTTTAGATGGATATAGTAAGCGTGCGTTCGATCCCTTTTGTCGTACAGAACGCATTCAATTTAATCTTCCAGGGGACATCGAAATATCTACGACGGTGAGTCAACTCAATTTTTTACGTTGGTGTATTTCTAATGACATTATTCATTACATCGAAAATAATAAACATATTCTTAAGAAGTAAGCCAAATAGGTGGCTTTGGTGTTGGTATTCTACTGATAGCATTTTCCATACACGCGGGGCAATCATCCTTAAATAATGGCGGAAACGAATGATTATGTGTCACACTTGAAACAATCTGTATAGGTTCCACAGATTTTTTCTGGTGTAAATGCGTTAAACAGTAGCCATCTGTTTTGGCATTCCGAGAACATCTTTTTCCCGATTTTAGAAGACCTTTACACACAGTGTCCCCTTCTCCATTCCTGGGAATATCTCGAAGTAAAAGTCTCAAAGGAATACCGTGAACTGTTGATATTTTTTCAGCAAAGTTTGTCAGACGAGACATCATTCTGCGTTCTACTTCATCATTTATAAGTTTTTCAACTTCATTAATCAAACTCATGATGATGATGATGACTTACTATTACTTAGTTCCCATTTTTTAAATATGTCTAAAACACTCGGTTGGTTTTTATCGGGCACTAACATCTTTTTACCTCGGCGTATTTTTTTCACAATCAAATCACCAAAAATTTCATCTTTGGGATTTTCAACCAAAGGTTCTAATAAATCACATATAGGATTCAAAAACTTATTTTGGAAATAATAATTGTAATCAATTGGTAAATTATTTTCCTGAACCCACAAAGGATCTTCAGCCTTTTCGTACGCTTTGGCGCGTGGATTCCCAGTATCAACTAAAATATAAGGCACTCTATCACCAGATTGAGGTTCAGAACCGGGTTGTCTCTCACGCATCTTATTGCGAACAGACACGTGGGGTAAATTTTCACTTTTGTAATTATCACCCAACTGTTGTGATAATAATAATTTTTTATAAGGAACAGATCCGTCAATCAATTCGACTGCCCTCTGGTGTGCTAAATTTTTTGCGGGTTCTGGATCATCACTTGATAAAACAACATCCAACAATTCTTTACACACTTCTCTCACATACGGTGTATTATCTCTTCTTACCAATTGTAATCCTTTAACATCTATGTAATTCATGTGCATCTTCTCATCTTTTCCCTTTGTCCATAATTTTGCGGCATATCTCTTTTTGCTATACAAAAAATAAGGACAATACACTTTCTCAAGTTCTAAATTATTGGGGGATTTGAAAAGTTTTGTACACTCCGAAGCCGCACGCTCACCTAATTCCCAACTGTACGCGATCGCGTCTTCACCTGTTCTGTCACCAACATCGAATTCAACCATTACGGAATCTGTGTTATGCACAATCAATTCTCCGGGACCGACGTGGAAATGGTGTGATTGAGTGGTTAAATCATATACATATTGTTCCGTTTCACCCAAATATTCAATCTTTTTAATCGCATGAGGTTCTCTGTGAGTTCCAAATTCAAGACAATAATTATCTTCATTTTGATACATGCGAACGATATGTTTAGCCCTTTTACATATAAAATACATTTGAGCACATTTCAATTTATTGGAAAACTCAAAATATAAACTGTGTTTGAAAAATCCATTAATAAAATGATACAAATATTCTCGTGGTGCGTTCAATATACATCTGGGAATGACATCTATATTTCCCTTCGCAAAGTATTCACCTATTAAGGAAACTGTATATGTATCAAGCCCTGGTTCTGATGGGTTAGTTATAGCATTTTTAGAATGACCGTGAAGAAGTTTTGAACCCAAGGATACTTCCCCAGGTTTTACCATTTCTGAATCTTCATTTAATAAACTATGATCTTCAGTCACATCCACTAAACCCTCACCAGTTGTAATTCTATACATTTTCTTTGTTGTCTTGTGGCGAATGATTTGTTTGATTGGAGTGAAACCATTTTCAGTCCAAACCTCAATGTTAAAAATAGGTTGAAATTCCTTTTCACCATTCGTTTTATATTCTTTCACCAAGTTGTCAATGCGTACAATATCACAAGATTCCCTATTTTCTCTAATCAAAATAGGTGTATCACCCGTGACGGAATCGCCATATCTAACTTTTGAACCAGGGAAATTCTTTTCGACATAATTTTTTGTGGCATCAATCATACTACGACCAATCATAGTCACAGATGAGGCAATGGGAACACAAGGTAAAATACCCTT